TGGATTTTGTCAAATTATGCACGGGGGGGGTCACGGATATTCGATTCACACCTCGGGTCCGGGGCCTCAAGAATCGCCGCGTATCAACTCGGAATGGATTTCGTCGGTTGCGAATTGGACCCGGAGTATTTCCGCGCCTCGGACGAGTGGTTCAACCGCGTTTGTCGAGGAATCGTCGTCGACGCGGCCGGGAATCAAACGCAACAATTAAACCTCTTTGACGTATGAAACAGGAAACAATAACCGTCGCCGAACTTGCCGACATCCTCGCCGGAAAAAAGAAACTCCCGCCTCCGGACGGACACGGCGAAATAACCCCTGGCAAAAGGTCCCCGGAGGATTGGGTCAAGTTGCCGAAAAACAAATCTTTGTTGGATACACAATCCGGCCTCGGCGCACCCGTCAAACAGTACGTCGCGAAATTCGACGTTTACGAGTATTTCCGTTCCGTTCGCGGTGAATCCCCCTCGCCGGAAAAGGACCGCAAGAAACCCGGACACGAGGAATCCCAATTGCAACAACTTTGCGTCGCGTGGTTCCGGTCCGAGTTCCCGGCAATCGCCCCGTTGCTTATTGCGGTTCCCAACGCCGCCCGGAGAAACGCCCGGACGGGCGCAATCCTCAAACGCGAGGGACTCACCGCCGGGGTCGCGGATTTAATCCTCCTCGTCGGCCGTGGCGAATATCATTCCCTTTGTATCGAAATGAAAACCCACCGCAAGGGTTCCGGGCAATCCGGCAAACAAATCGAATGGGAACAGGTCGCCGAGGAAAACGGCAACAAATACGTTGTTTGTCGCGACCTCGAGGAATTCAAAATAACCGTCCTCAATTACTTATTTCCGTAACAATGAACAACAATTTCGGGTTCCGTTTAGCCGTCGAATTTGCGCCCTTATGGAACCTCAAACAAAAAGTATTGCACAATGAAAAAGAAACTACCCAACCAACAACCCGACAAACGAATCGAACCCCGGTCCCGGTTCGTACAGGTAACACCGCCCCCGGCGCGGACATCCGAGAACGACCCGTTCATTGACCGACTCCGCCGATTGTGGGAGGCCGCCCGGGAACACGACCAACACGTAACCGCGCAAACGGCGCAAGATATGTTATTGTCTTACAAGGCGTTAACGAATCGACACAAACGACGGACGTTCCGCCTCGCGTCCGAGGGTCCCCTCCGGAAACTCGAACGGCCGTATTTCGACGACATCATCGAGGCCCTCGACGCCGACGACGAGGAGTAATATTTCATTTTAAGAATTGGTGTGTATTTTGTACACACCTTTTTGTAACTTTGCAACTGTAAACGACAATCAGTCTAAACAATGGACCCCAAGAAAAACACACCCACGGCGAAACATCACGCACCGTCGGCGGCCCTCCTCCGGGAGGAACGCCTCCCGGTCGTGTCGAAATACAAGTTGCGCCGAATGTCGTTCCGGCAAATAATCCCCCTCGTCGAAAAGGAAACCGGGCAACGCGTAACCGTTGCGACAATCAAAAAGGATTGGGACCTTTGCCTCGCACGTTGGCGGGAGGAATCCGCGCAATCGACGAAACAGGCAATCGACGAGGCCGTCGCGGAATGTGAACACGTACTCGCGGAACTTTGGCAATTATACGAGGCGTCCAAGAAAAAGAAAACCCGCAAGACAAAAAAGGTCCACAAATACCACACGGAAATAAACGGTTTCGGAATCCCGAAACTCAAAAAACCGATTACCCCGGTTGAAACCACATCCGAGGACGCGACCGTTACGGACGACCAAATCGGCGACGTCCGGATTCTCGCCGAAATACGGGCGTGGGAGGAACGCCGGGACAAACTCCTCGGACTCCAAACCGCGAGGGTCGATATTACCTCCGGCGGAAAGGCGTTCACCGGGTTTTCGTCCGTCGTCCCGGACGTCCCGGGAATCGTCGAGTATTGCGCCCGTATCGACGCCGAACGGGAGGCCCGGAACCGGGAGGAGGACGGCGAATAAACATCCTTTGAACAATGCAACAGGCCGCAACAAACAACTCGCCGCAATTCAACGCAAAACAACTCCTCGCGTTGCATTACCTCGCGGACCCGTCAATCCGGTTCGTCGCTTACGGCGGCGCGGCCGGAGGCGGCAAATCGTGGCTCGGTTGCGATTGGTTACTCCGGTGTTGTTGGGCGTTCCCCCGGACGCGTTGGTTCGTCGGCCGAAACAACATAAAGGATTCCCGCGAGTCCGTCCTCGTTACGTTTGGCAAGGTTGCGAATTCATACGGGTTTACGGATTACCGCCTCAACGACGACGGAATCAAGTTCAAAAACGGTTCGGAAATAATCCTCCTCGACCTTACGTTTTACCCGAAAAAGGACCCAATGTTCGAACGCCTCGGTTCAAAGGAATTCACCGGGGGTTGGATTGAGGAGGGCGGCGAGGTCCATTACCTCGCGTTCGAGGTCCTCAAGTCCCGAATCGGGCGACACCTCAACGTGGAATACGGCCTCGAACCGAAAATGTTAATCACGTGTAATCCCAAAAAAAATTGGTTGTACACACAGTTTTACAAGCCGTTCAAGGCCGGGACCCTCGACAAGGATTGCGCGTTCGTACAGGCCCTCGTATATGACAACCCGTTCGTATCGCCCGAGTACATCCGGACCCTCGAGTCAATCAAAAACCGTCAAACCCGGCTCCGCCTGTTGTCCGGTTATTGGGAATACGAGGGGAACGTTAACGCCCTCGTCGATTACGACGCAATCCTCGACACGTTCACGAATCCGGTTAAACCCGTCGGTTTGCGCCGGATTTCCGCCGACCTTGCGACCCGGGGCCGCGACAAGTTTATCGCGTGGAAATGGATTGGTCTTTGTGCGAAAATCGGAATCAAACTCGACAAGGCGAGTTCAAAGGAAATCGAGGATTCCCTCGCGAACCTCGCCCGGGAATTTGGCGTCGGTCGTTCCCAAATCGTCGCGGACTCCGACGGCCTCGGGGATTACCTCTCGTCGTACCTCGTCGGGATTACCGAGTTTCACGGCGGACAACCCGCGTACAATTCAAAGGTTTATTACAACCTCAAATCGGAGTGCGCGTTCAAACTCGCGGAACTCATAAACAACCGACAATTGCACATTGATTGCGACGACGACCCGGCCGTCCGGGAGGCAATCGCCGAGGAACTCGAGGCGTGTTTAGTATCATACGACGTCGACGCCGACACGTCAAAAAAACGCCTTATCGACAAGGCCGAACAAAAACGAATCCTCGGTCACTCTCCGGACTATTTCGACGGACTCAATATGGGAATGATATATCACATTCGGCCGCAAGTCCGAGGGGCGAGGGTCCACGTTTCAAAACTCAATTAACGACGGAATGAACAGGAAAACAAACATACCCTCAACGGCCCGGATTCTCCGGATTGAAAAGGCGTTGACGCCGTCCTCCCGGGCGTGGTTGAACCACCAACCCCGGCCGGACCGTCTGTTCGGTCGCCGCGTCCCGGATTCCCTCGACGGCCTCACGTTCGGGGAACTCCTCGGGTTACAGGAAATCGAGGGGTCGTCGAACGCCGATTCAATCGTTATCGTCGCGCGAACGGTCCTCAAGACGCGCCGCCCGGCCGCGTGGATTCTCCGGACGAGGGCGGACCGGGTGTTCGGATTCCTTGCGTTCGTTACGCGGGAACTCGAACGTATCGGGAAACTGTTTAAGGCGATAGAACACACGCCGGACGAGGACGAAATCGCCGCCGGGGTTAACGACCTCAATTTCGGTCCGTTCGGCCTCGTCGATTGGTACGCCCGGCGAATGGGAATCACCAACCACGACGACGCGTTGTCGGTCCCGTGGCTCCGGGTCTATCAATGTATGAAAATGGACGCCGAACGCGACGCATACGAACGCCGCCTCCGGGACATTGTGAACGCGAAATTCAAACCCAAAAAATAAAGATATGCAAACACCAACAATCGAACAAAGAATCGCGGAAATCGCGCGGGAGGCCGGGTTGTCGTATATGTGCGAAACGTGGCCCCGGGCGAACCTCCGGTTTGACAAGTTCCACCGCGACCGCGACGGCGTTGTCAAGGCCGACGACGGGTCCACCCTCCCGGCGTTGTTGTATGTGCAACCCGTTTCCGGTGGACTGAATTTCACCTCAACGGGATTCCTCAAGGATTCCCCGCAAACCCTCCTCGCGTTCGCCGACGAAATGCCCCTCGATTTTACCGGGGAACAGGCGCAAACAATCGCCGAACGGCTGAAAGGGATTGCGGCCGATTTCGTCGCAAGAATGAACCGTTCGGGGTATTTCGAACAAATCGAGGGCCGGGTCCCTTATACCGTGTCGTTCGACCGCCTCGACGCGAACCTTTGTATTTTCACGATTACCCCCGAGGTCGTCGAGGCCGTCGGCGAGTGTATCGAATAAACGCCGGGGACAATGGACGCAAGGACAACCGCCGAGAACATCCTTTCCGAGGAACTCGAACGCCTCAAGGGGCGAATAATTGCAAATCATATCGCCGCCGGGCAACGGGCCTCCGGTCGGACGATTGAATCAATTGTCGTCCACGTGGAGTCCTCCTCGGACGGGGCCTCCGGCGACATCGACGCGAGGGCGTACTTTGCCGGACTCGAAACAGGTTCCCGGCCGTGGTCCAAGATTCACACGAAACCCCGCAAGGACGGGACCGAGTATCCGTCCGCGCCGAAATGGTTTATTAACGTCGTCGAGGGTTGGGCCGCGTCAAAGGGAATCAACCTCGACTCCCCGTGGGGGGTCGCGACAAAGATAATGACATCCGGTTCCGCCCTGTTCCGGGACGGCGGCCGCGACGACATTTTCTCAAACGAAATCCCAACGGCCGTCGAGAACGTTTCCTCACGTCTTGCGGGCCTGTTCGACGTCCAATTGACCGAATCAATACTCCGAACAATCAATAACAACTAAACATCAATCAGTATGCGACAAATTAACGCCCGGACGGGTTGGAGGCGTTGCCAATACCCGAATACAGTTCATTTCTCCAATGTCCCCGCGATTATCCGTGTCTTTTGGGAAAAGGACGACGGGACGGAATACATCCCGGAGAATATAACAATAACCCTCTCCGACGGCGAGGGACACGTTTATTCCGAGGTTCGCGCCGTGTTCAACCTCGAGTGTGTGTTCGATATTCGCCGATTCTTGCAAACCGTGTTCGTTGACGTGAACCTCGACCGCGTCGGACATTCCGAAATGTGGCAAAGGAACTACAATCAAAAGAAAATAACGGTCCTCGTATCGTACACGGACAACAACAACGAATCGGTCGTCGTCGCGAATTTCAACGTTGACGCCGTGTTCGGCAACATCGAACGCGGGGAATCCACCGGGGGGAACATCCGCCGCCGTTGGTTCGTCAATTACCCGTTCACCCTCGATTTTTACGTCAAGTCCGGGGATATGTTCTCAATCGTCGCCGACGGCGTGGACCGTCCCGGCGTGTCGTTCCCGGAACACCTTGTCACGGGCGATTACGCGTCCGGATTCGCCCGCGTTCTCCTCAACGTCGACAAACTCGTCGATTCGTTCCCGGTTGACAAACGACTCCGGATTATCCAACCGTTCGGATACGTTGCCAAAAACGACGAGGAATCAATCGGACTCGTCGCGTATGACCTCGACATCGACCGCACCCCGAAAGATTGCGACAAGGGCGTTTATTTGCGTTGGATTGACAATCAAGGTCGGTTTTGTTATTGGTTGTTTAAGGACCTCGGAACATCCGACGCCGTCGCCGGGTCCTCATACGTCGCCGCCGACCTCCGGAACCCGCTTTTGTACGAGGGCGGATTGAACGTCGGAACGGACGTCCGGCAATCGTTCACCCGGACGAAAACCCGAAACCTCGGCGCAAAGGCCGTCGACCGGGATTTGTTCGATTTCCTGTTAACCGTCGTATCCTCCCCGTTCGTCGACGTGTTCGACGGATACGACGCAAACGGCGTCCCGCAATGGCACCGAGTCAACGTCGCCCCGGGAACCGTCGCAAAGACGAGGAAATCGTTACAGGATTTCACGGTCGCAATCGTTGAACCCTCACAAATAACGCAATCGTTGTAATATGAAAACCGAGGAATTGATTATTGACGGGTTCCGGGTCGATATGTCGCCGGACACCCGAATTGTGTTGAATTTCAAATCCAATTTGTTAGGCGATATTTCCAAGATTACCGCGTCGAACTCGCAAACAATATCCCTCCCGAAAACAATTCGCAACCGGGAGATATTCGACCACGCAACCGCGCCCGCGTACCCGTCGACGTTTCGGTATCGTCGACACTCGGCGGAGTATTCCCGTAACGGGGTGAAAATCATTTCCGACGCGTACGCCGTCCTCCTCGACTCCGGGGAGAATTTCGAAATTGCGTTGTATTGGGGCGAAATGACAAAATTTCAATCGTGGGTGGAATCCGGGTTGTCGATTAAGAACCTCGATTTCTCGGATATTTTCCAAATTTGGAAAAACCCCGTAACCCTTGCGACCTGTTACAACGGCAATTCCGAGGACGATTATTATTTCCCGACCGACGATTATTTGTTTTACGTCGATTACGATTGCGGCCTCGGCTCGGCCGAAACAATGTCGGAATCAGCAAAACAACACATTTCGTTACATCCGGTATTGTCGGCCCGGCGTATCCTGTTGAAAATGCAAGAGGAATCCGGGATTACGTTTGAATTTCCGTCCGGGTTTATGACTGTTAAATCCGGAGGACACGCCCGTTCCGAGGTGTTCCGGGGACTCGCGATTCCAATGTTAACCCGCAAGACATCCGAACAACAAAAAAAGTCCGCGACGGTAACAGGATACAACGAACATAAAAACTCAATGAATAGATACCGGGGTTTGTTATTGTCCCTCCCGGCGTCGGAACATTACACAACCGAAACAAAGTCGTACAACCTTTTTTTCGGCGGTTCGGTCAATGCAACCGCAATCAAGTTCGCGACAACCGGACACGTGAAATTCAATATTTACCTCACCGTTCAAACGGCCGTGTCCTTTTGGAATAAGGATTTCCCCGGAACCCCTATTTTGGAACTCGGGACCGCGAACGGAATTCGTACGGTCCCTTGTAAGGTGTCCCGGCGAAAGGTCGGACACTCGACCGGGTGGGATTATTACACGACCGGGGTTTCATACACTTTCGACGAGGACGTCGAGTCCGGCGACGAAATCGCGTTGTTGTTGCAAGTTGACGAGGGAACCGAGTTTTACAAATATTACTCCGACTCGGAAACGTTCGTGTCCCCGTATTTCCTCGACTTATACCCTCCCGCCGTCGAGGTGGATATTTCCCTCGGGGATTATTTCCGCGTCAACGGAAACCTCCCGGACGTTAAACAAATAGATTTTGTAAAGGCCCTTTGTGCAATGTACGGTTTGTTTGTCGTCCCCTCCGGGGTTGCCGACAAACTGAAATTCGTTTCCCTCGACGACCTCGTCGCACGAAAGGCCGACGCGGTCGATTGGTCCTCCCGGGTAATACGCACCAACGACGGCGAACCGGAACGCGTCAAGTACACCCTCGGGGATTACGCCCGGCGAAACTTTTTCCATTACGCCGAGGACGACACCGTCGACAAGGACGCGACCGGGGAAATCGACATCAGCAACGAGGGCCTCGAACCGACAAAGGATATTATAACACTCCCGTTCGCGGCCTCCGACGAAACGATTGTCAACACCGAGAAAAACCTTTCCGGCGCGTTAATAAGGCAATACAAGTTCAACGACGACGGAACCGCCGTCGAGTCAAACAACCTTAAACCGCGAATCTTGCAAATCGTTTCCGACGGTACGGTCGAACATTCCGGGGACAAGGCAATCGGGCGGTTTGTCCCGTTGACATTCGACAAACTCATTGCAAAATATCAACGAACCCTCGCGGAGTTCCTTAACAATGCAATAACGATTACCGAACGAATCCGGTTAACGGAATACGAGTTGTTGAACCTCGATTTCACCCGTCCCGTGTTCCTCCGGCAATACGGCCGATATTACGGGATTGTATCCGTCCAAACCGGGGAGGATTATTGCACCGTCGAATTATTGCAATTCCCGGAGGCGTCCGCGACCCTCCCGGCGTTCCTGTTCTCATTAAACAACGGGCAAACGTGGAGCCTCAATTGTCCGGACAATTGGACGGGCCGCCTCGACGTCAAGACGACGCCGGGGGCGTTCATTTCCGGGAATGATATGTCCGAGATATGTTCCCGGGCGGCGACGACCGGGGTTGCACGACGCGCCGTGTTTACCGATTGCGCGATTGTCGGCGACACCCTTTCCGGCGTGTCGGTCCAACTCGGCCCCTCGACGGAGGGGGACGCTATTTGGTCCCTCGACAATATTCGGTATTTACATTTGCCCGCCGGGGTCCGGGTCGTCGAACGAAAGGCGTTTTATTACGCAAAGAATATTTATCAATTCACGTTCCCGGACGGAATCGAGGTGTTTTCGCGGCAATCGTTCGAATACTGTTACAACTTGCGTCAAATCGCGTTCCCGGCGTCAACAAAGACAATCGGCGACGTCGCGTTCGGATATTGCGAACGGTGTTCCCTTGTCCGATTTTACGGGACCACGCCTCCGGAGGTTTCATACACCGCGTTTTACAACGCCGGGGTTCAATTATCCGAATCGACCCCGAGGCGGTTGTACATCCCTGCCGGGTCCCGCGAGGCGTACCTCGCCGAGGAGGGAATCGCCCGCCTCGTCAATGATTACGGGTTTGTAGTTATAGAATTTTAATTTCATAATACAATGGCACAGGATACAATAACAAAGGTCGTCCACATCGAAACGAATTACGCCGACGCGGTCCGGGGTATCGAGGAATACGAAAAGGCCCTCCTCGACGTGAAAGAGGCCGAACAGGACGTACAAAAACAATTCGAGGACGGGGAAATCACCCTCGAACAACGGAACCGTTCGTTAATCGCCCTCCGGGAAACCGAGAAAGAGTACAAACGCGGTATCCGGGAACTCTCGAAAGAGATTCAAAACAACATCAAACAGGAAAACGAACAAGAGGGTTCCCTCCGGTCCCTCCGGGCGGCGTTGTCGAACGCGACAAAGGAATACGACGCGTTGTCCCGCGAACAACGTAACGGGGAGGCCGGGGAGAAAAAACGCGCCGAAATCCTCGCAATTACAAACGAACTCAAGACCGCCGAGGAGGAAACGCAAAGGTTTTACCGGAATGTCGGTAATTACCCCGCCGCCGTGGAACCCCTCAAGAATCAACTCCGGGAACTCGTCGAGAAATTAACCGCAATGAAATTCGCCGGGGAGGAAAACACCGCCGAATTTCAAGAGTTGTCCGCAAGGGCCGCCCAAATGAAAGACGCAATCGCGGACGTCAACGCCCAAATCGGCGCGGCGTCCTCGGATACAGCCGGGTTGGACGTTATGATTTCATCGACACAATCCCTCCTCGGAATGTGGACTCAATATTCCGTTCTCGCAAATCAACTCGGGTTCGAGAATAAGGATTTGAACGAAACGTTCAAGGTTATAACAATAACCCTCGGGACATTGACGGCCGTTCAAAAGGTCGTTAATATGTTACAATCGCAATCAATCGTTATGCAAACCGTCAACGCCGCCCGAACCAAATTGCAAGCAAAGGCGAACGCCGCGAACGCCGCCGCCCTCACGGGCGAGGCCGCCGCGACCGGGGCCGCGACGATTGCAACCCGGTTGTTCAACGCCGCGTTAAAGGCGAACCCGATTGTTTTAATTGTGTCCCTCATTATCGGGGCCGTATCCGCGATTTACGGCCTCGTTAAGGCGTTTAACCTGTTCGGGAGGTCGCAAGAAAAGGCCCGGGAGAATTTCAAAAAGGAGGGCGAGGAACTCGACAAACTCGCGAAAAAGTACGACGAACACCTCGACAAATTAAAGGCCCTCGGCAAGTCCGACGAGGAAATCACGAATCAACGGTTAATCCTCCTCCGGGATTTGTCGTCCCGGCAAAACGCACATTTCGAGGAGGCCGCGAAACTGTACAAAAAGGACAAGGACGAATACAAGGACGCCCTCGAGGGGAAAAAGACCGCCGAGGAGAATTACCAATCCGCGTTGAA